GCCCACACCCGGCACCGAAATCCTCCAAGAAGCCTACAAAATCGTAAACCAAGACCGCCAAAACACATACGGACACCCAAAAGACGACTACACAAAAGTCATCAACATCTACCAAACACTCACAGGAAAAGAACTAACAATAAACGAAGCAATCCTCTTCATGGTCTCCGTCAAACTCGCACGACTACGAACCAACCTAGACCAAGGACAACTACACCACGACACACTCCTAGACACAATCGGATACCTCACCTGCCTAAACATGATCCACCACGCAGACACACCCCAACAGACCCCAGACAGATAAACCTAAAAAACAAAACGGAACCAAAAAATATGTCGCATGACCGCCCCCGGCTACAGAGAGAGTGCAAAAGGTTGACAGCCCCGCTTAGCAACCTGCTGTCACTGTCATACAACCCTTATGTTGTAAGGGTTTTGTGATGCGTGTGCTTGTGCCTTTGTTGTTTGTGATGGTTGCTGTGTATTGGGTTTTGCAGTTGTTGCATTTTGTGTTTGTGACGAACTTTGAGAATGTTGTTGCAAGTGTTGTGATTGTTTTTATTGTTTTTGTTTTGTATAGGGGGTGTTGTGCCTTACAAAAACATTGCAGATCATAGGGAGTGGCAACGCTGTCATCGTGAGGATACGAGGGCTAAGCGTGAGAGGCGTAGGGAGTATGAGCGTGAGCGTAAGAATCGTCAGCGTGTTGCTCTGTATGAGTTGTTGCCTGAGCCTGAGAGGTCTCGTAAGTTGGAGGCTAATGCTAGGCGTAGGGCTTTTGGTTTGAGGTGGCGTGTTGAGAAATAGTGGCTACGGGTGGCTACGGGTGATACTTGACATATACTCTGTACTGTTATATAGTTAGACACATGACAGCAGATGCATTACTAGGCATAGCAACAATGGCAGTAGCCATGATCGTCCTACTCATAGGAGCACAATGAACTACAGATACGACATATCACCTGATAGATACCCTTCCACTAAGTGGCTAGTAATAGACACACAGTGTGGCAATATGCCGTTGTCTACACATGACACTAGAGAGCAAGCATTGACAGCATGTCGTGCGATCACACGCAAAAGGAGCACACGGGTATAACAATGATGGACATAGACATAGAGGCAGAGAAGATCGTAAAGATCGCACAACTTCGCAAGACAGAGATATGCACAGAGGATAATGGCATTACTGATATGCAGTCATTCGTTGTGTTTCAGAAGGGCGACCTATTTGAATGTCGTCAGAGTGGTCTCAATGGTCACCCCTTTGAGTCGTTACCTACAGTGTTGAGTGACGCATACAATGACGGTTTAGATGAGTTTGACACTGTAAGTATCGTTGTAGATAGTTATGTTCGTCTCAAAAAGTTGGAGAGTCTCACGGGTTATCAGAGAGGTGATCTAGAGCGTGAGTATAAGAACAACCCTGATACACCTGTGTCAGAAGCATTGACTGTAGCGACCTACGGGTATCACGGTGGTAGTGCAGGCAAGTGTGTGAAATATGTTTACAACGACAATGGTTTACCTGAGTTCACCATGATTGACGATGGTGAAGCGACCATACGATCAGAGTTTGTAGACTTCGTAATGACCAAATACATTGACTTCTGCAAGAAGGGCAAAGCATAATGAATATCGTTACGGGCTTAGTGTTGATCGTGGCAGGCGTATGGATCTATCGCATAGGTATTGAATACGAACGCAGACACGGTCGTAAACGCAAATAGCGTTACGGGTGCTTACGGGTGATTACCAACCCCGTTTATTCCAATACCATGAACCCTTCAAGTCGGCTATCAGCATCATCGCAAGTACAGACAGCAACGCAACAACTGATACAAAAGCGACAACCCACATCAGTCGCATAAACCACATAAGTAACAGCATAAATCCCCTTTCACTCCCACGAGTGTTTTGCTAACCCCAAGTCAAAGGCTAACTGAGGATTCTCCCCGATTCGTGTATGACACGGACGGCACACAGCAATACAGTTCCCCTCATCCACCACAGAACCACCCTGAGAACGACGGATAAGTTCATGGATATCCTGAGACGGGCGACGCACATAAGTCACAAGACCATCATGTTCAGCGAACACAGGACACGCAACACAATACGGGTGTTTGTTCAGCATCATCGCAACAAAGATGCGCCTATCCACATCAGCAACCAACCGCTTTGCCGACTTCTGCCTGATCGGTTTAGTTGATCGTTTGAGTGGCGACCGTTTTATTGGTTTGCGGGGCTTCACTGCTTAGCGACGGTTTTGATGATTTGTTTGGTCGTCATTACGGAGGCGAACACCGCACTTCAGGCATTCTTCCATCCATGGGAAAGAACGGCGGAAAGCCAATGGGTGGTCGCAACCTGCCATTGTATTTTCAACCTTTTCGTTAGCGGAAACACGAAGGAACTCAGCCATAGAAACACCCAAATGTTTGGCGCATTCCTCCCATTTCTGCTTGTCTTCAGTTGAAGCGCGGAACAAAACCTGTTCTTGTGCTGTTGAAGAAAGTTCAGTCCCGTCTTCACTTTTTTTCTTCTTCCCAACAGAACGCGATCGGGTTGGAGTCAAGTCTTCGGCGACTTTGTTCATCGCTACTTCTAGGTTGTCGTTGATGTCGCTCATAAAACCTCTTCCACATATTCTTCTGCTTGTAGAACTGCGTCACGCAATCCGTCTGACCATTGAAATAACAGCATCGGAGCCCATTTTGCGTTCATCCACAAGGGGATTTCACCTTTTAGTGCTTCTTGTTCGCCGAAGGGGGCTTTTTCTGCAAGTTTCTTTTGCACTGCAACCGACCTGTCTTGCCAAGATGCTTGTTCGTCTAGCCACGCTTTTGCCTGATCCAACTCGTTTGTTGGGAGGGGCTCAGTGTTGATGCCTAGTTGGTTAGCGATTAGCGACACAACGGGACTAGCGGGCATCAGTTCTTTGACTTCTTCTAAATCGGTGTTGATGTCGGAGTCCCCGATGAAGCGACCGACCAAGTCAACGAAATCCTCAGGGATTCGGGAGATTAGTTCTTGTGGGGTGGGTGTTTCAGCCATATGAATACACTACCTTACTTTGGGATATATCAGCGAAAACCGCTAAAAATAGGGCATTTGTGGGGTTGACAATATAACCATACGGGTATATACTTATATATATGAAACAACTAGAAAACACTAAACAGACCAAACAGGTCGTAATGTTCGCAGGCGACATCCATGGAAACATGGGACACGCAGAGTGGGTAATCTCGCACGCAAAAAAGAACGAAGTAACGCACATCATCTCGGTGGGCGACTTCGGATATTGGGTGCACCGTCCATTCGGAAAGCAATTCGTAAACCGTGTAGCAAAACTCGCAGAGGAAGCACAAATCAAGTTCCTTTGGATTGACGGCAACCACGAAAATCATGATCTACTTCGTGATCTAACCGACAAGTACGGAAAGAACGACCCAATCCCAACACCTAGCGAATGGTTGCAATACATTCCTCGTGGATGTCGTTTCCAAATCGGTCAAACAACCTTCATGGGTTATGGCGGTGCGTACTCAGTGGATTGGTTAGACCGTGTAGAAGGTGACTCATGGTGGAGAGGTGAACTCATCAACCCGTTTGATGTTGATCTACTCAGCGACGAACCCGTTGACATCCTCATGACGCACGAAGCACCGTACAACAATGGTGAAAAGATCACATACAAGGACGACATTCAAGTGTCTATCGCACAACGACATCTCGTCAAGGAAATACTTGACAAGGTGACACCACAGTTTCACATCTGTGGACACCACCACACACGGGTGGATTGGATGGACGCAGACACCGAAGTAAGCGTCCTCGGTCGTGACACCATGGGTGCAGAAAGCGTACTTATCCTTGAACTAGGCGTTGATGAAAACGAACTAGCAGAGAGTGTGTCTTCACATTCATTCAAGTATTACGGCGAGGAGTTCAATCGTTTGTTAGAAGGAAATTACACATACTAATGCGTAAACCTAAAGAACAAATGCCCCCTGAACGCCCTACGGACGAATACGAGACAGAAGCCGATCGTCTACTCGCATACGCACAATATGTAGCAGATACAAAATGCGGTGCGGTAGACCTCGGCGACTTTTTCTATGAAATAGCGATCCCAACGAAAGAGCAACAATGATTATTGAAACACTTGACGAGATGCAAGAGTACCTAGATACCTACTATCTCAACTCACCACTTATCGCAACATTGTCATACGACAGAACAGAAAAGTTTTACGGACCGTTTGAGAACAGCGCAAAAGCGTTTGAATGGTTCACAACATATGTACCCAACGGAGTGAAAGTCTCTTGGTCGGGTCTACGCAACCCGTACATCAAGCGCACAATGAATGACTTCTATCTACCTATCCGTCTTGAAAATCAAGACCGTGAATACGACCACACAATTAGGGAGTCATAATGACATCGGCACTATTAGTAAAAGCGAACGGCGAAGTGCGACACATTGACCTACCTGTCACAGATGCACACATCATGGTTCACCACATGGTTGGCGGATGGTTTGATATCGTCCGACACCCTTCACGTAAAGACTTACACGCATATGTACACGACGAAGGACTCATCCTGAAGCAAGAGGTGAATGTCTCAATGACATACCTATTCGGACAAATAATCGTCGGAGATGCAGTACTCAGTCGTTCAACAGCAAACGGAGATGAAGCAGATTTCGCAGTAGATGAAGAGACAATAGAACTCTACAAAAGTTGCAACACCGACGAAGAAAAGAAAAAATACCTTACCGAATTCGCATCCAAAATTGATACGAGTTGGAAGATAACAGCGGAATAACCTCACCAAGTGCACTCACGGGTGACACTTATTGGTGAGGAACTGTTATCCGATAGCGGGGCTATCCGCTTCTACCAAGCCTCTTCTTCTTCAAGTTGAACCTGAGCCATCGGCTGTGGCTTGTTGCGTACAGGCGCAGATGCAGTTGCAGTCTTTGCCTTCGGGGTGAATGAACCGCTTTGACCTTCAGCCTTTTGCTTTCGTACAAACGAATCAATGTTCGCAACCGACAAACCAATGTTGTCAGCAAGAACTTCAACTGTTGAACGCTTCGCTCCTGTTTCCTTGTCGTCCCACGAGCGTTGTTCCAACCGTCCCGTTACAACAACGCGAACGCCCTTAGCGAGGACATTCGCTGCGTCTTCGGCGAGATTGCGCCAAGCAACAATGTTGAAGAACGAGGTTTTCTCTTGTTTTTCGCCATCTGCGTCAGTCCAATAATGGTTTACTGCGATGCTGAAAGACAACTTACCAACTCCTGTTGGCAGAAACTTCAGTTCTGGTTCTGCGGTTAGATTCCCAACCAGCGTTACGGGTGATGCACTCACTTCGGATCCTCCTAGTGTAAATCCCAACCCTTTTGGTTGGGTAGTTACAAGAACTATAGCCGACGCGGGACTAGTATTGCAACCATGTTTACACCTGAAGAAACCCGCCTCAAAGTCCGCGACCTCCTGATGGAAATACTCGTGTCCCTCGCAGTTGATGATGAAACAACCGACGAAGAAGTCGCAACATTTGAAGACGACATGGGTGGAGTGGCTGATTTGATGCTTGATTCGCTTGGCTTCAAAGTCATATCTATTGACAACGAAGAAGGAACTCGTTTTACAGCAACTTTTGACATGATTGAGGGCGACCCTCTTGATGACTCGGATCTAGATTAGAACGCAGGTTCTTCAGCAGTCCCGTCCTTAGCCAACACTTCCCTGATGGCTAAAGCAATGTATTTTTGTGACAGTTTGTAGGTTTCGTGATGCAGGTCAGAGATCGCTGATGTGTTCATAACTTTGTCCCACATGTGCTCGTCAAAAATGTTGAACCGTTGCATCAGCATGTTGTCTACATCTTGGCGTTCGGCAAGTAGTTCCACATCCCAATGGTGTCGTCGTTGAATATAGGAAATGATGTGTGAGGCGGTTGCGTCTTCGTCGTTGATCTCTCGGTACAGTTCGTCTAATACTTCAGTAGTGAGGCTCATAAGTTTGTTCTCCTTTGCTAGTGCGTTCTGCACAAACTCTGCTAGTTCGTTTAATAGGTCTTTGGGTATTGATACGGGTGGGAGTTCTATCTTTTCGCCCTTGAAGTCGTCCCACTCTCCTTCATCCATAAAACAAGAATACCACCCCGATTAAGGGGTGGCATCCAAGCCTCAACAAGGAGATGTGAGATTTATGCGAGTTCTAAAACCGCGTGCTGTGCTGTGATCTTTGCTTTGTTCACCCACGAATATTCTTCAATGGTTGCCAACGCTCGGTCACTTGCATCGCCCTTTCGGTGATGGTCAAGATATTCAACTACCGAGTTGTAGATACTCCAACCGTTGAAACCGTAACCGCCTGCGTTCTTTTGTGAACCGTACAACGCTCGGATAGTTCCTGTGATTTCTTCACGATTGCGTCGCTGAGAATCTGTTTCCGTTGGTTTGATTGGGAAGACCGTGTTGAGAACTTTGTCCACCCGCTGTGATGCTTGTGGGACGGGGATCGTCAACATTTGCTCTGCCATGATCTTGAAGTTCTTTGCCCAATCCGTAGAGATTTGCAATGCTTCTTGTGCGGTGTTTAGGTACTCATCCGCATTACGGGTGTGTCGTGCGGTGAATAGTCGCTCTGCGTTCTTGATGCCCATGATCACGGTGTTCTGACATACTGCCCGAACATCGGTATTTGCATACCGAATCGGCCAGTAACCGTCATGTCCGTGGGAAACCACGAGGTAACGCGCGATCCTATCGTTTACACCCGTTGGGTCAATGACGAGTGTTCCGAGGTCAATGCCTGCGAAGAATCGTGCACCGCCCTTGAGGACTCCGCAAGTATCAATTACTGCGTCGCCCTTTGATGCGCCTACGACTGCCATTGCTCGCTCAAGAACTTCGCGGTTCTGTCGGACATCGTAACGATTGCCCACTGTTGCGAATGGGGTGAATGATCCATCATCGTTCATTCGGACTGTCGCTTTGTTGTCTTCAACGATCACGGGTGAACCATCAGGGTTCCTGATTAGGTTGCCTTCGTCGTCTACTACTGCGATCTTGGTAAGTAGGACTTGGTAGTCCGCTTGGGATGCTTCCAACATTGCGTCAATGGTTTGAAGACCATTCATTGACTTTCCTAGTCGGTGCCACGGTGTTTGTGGACCCGCATACGCGAATCTCGCTGTTCCGTCTTTGTTTACTTCTATGTTTGCTGCCATCGGATACCTCCTCGGTTCCTGTTTAGTTTATACGCAATAGTTTATATGAAGGAAACCCAAATGTCAACTTATTCCAAAAGAAATATTTGACAGCATCATTGCACCAAATTTAGTGAGAAATTTAGTGCCAGCAGAGGTGGCGGAGGTTGTTGGTAGCGGGGCTAATACGCCTTTAACAGCGCGTTGGATCCCAATTACATGCATTCCACGGCTGCCAACCAGCAGCATCAAACAAAAGTCTTCCAACTTTGAGGTTATTTAGTGGATCAAGCAGATCCTCTTGGGTGCAAAAGCCTAGTTTGGTGCAGGCGATTGCGTTCTTATTACGGCTTAAGTCCCAATTGACACCGTTGATTTGAAGCAGACCTGAGTCTGACTTGTTGGTCGCCTTGGTGTATCCCGTGATGTTGCAGTTCTTGTCAACGATTGAACTACCAATACGGTTCGGGCATCCACCTGATTCACGAAGAATGATGTGCCCTAGTTTCTTGAACTGAGCAGGTTTCCATCCAGCAGCAAGGGCGAGTTCTGGCAACCAGTCAATGTTCCCGTGTTTGAACACAGAAACGTTGCTTGTTCCTTCTCTTGCCTCCCGTGTTTCAGGTAGAACGGATAGCGGGGCTAATGCAATTACCCCTGTTTCTATTGGGGCTTTTGCTTCGGCTATCGGGGTGAGAAAGATCATCCCATATATAAACGCCAATATCATTGCTGTTTTGGTTATCAAGAAGTTGTCCTTCGGTTGGGGGATAGGTTTCGGGTTCTTGTGCCCGTCTATGTCAAGTAATCTTGTATCTCTAGTATAGCAAATTGCGTAACCAAACCGCAAACATTTGGTTAACTCGTTACTGGGTAAGGGTTTTCGTGCCCTCGGGTGGAGTTGAACCACCGTGCACCACTACGGTTTCCACACCTTATAAGAGTGAGCCGATACGAGGGCGGGATCAGAACTATATGCCATCAAGTCCCCTCTTCGCAAACATCCCAACAATCATCTGACCAACCGACTCCTGCTTTCGCTCCACAGCCCCGCCATCAGTCGCCGCATCAACAACGCCACGCTTGCGGCTAATCAGGTTGTAAATCTCCTCATCAACAGTTCCCTCACACAACAAATAGGTTGCGGTCACAGAACCCTGCTGTCCCAAACGGTGGCAACGGCTATAGGTTTGGTCAACATCTGCGGGTGTCCAAGGAAGTTCAACAAACAACACATCTTGTGCAGCCGTCAAAGTGTGCCCAGTTTTGGCGGCTTGGATGGACAAAACAATCACGGGTGCGTCTTCCGTCGGCTGTTCTTGGAAGCGGGACTTCGCATCTTCCACATCCGAGACCAGCATCC